TTAATTCAGCATGGATGTGCCTTGACTTCTGAGTATCAACACAGATATAATAAGGTACATGGATGTGCTGATGCACTGTTTGAAGCAAAGAAAACATTCCACAAATTTGCAGGTGAGGTGATTACGTGTTATTGTATGGTGGAGTCCTTTACTCGTGCAATGCCAGATGAGTATAAACATGACACAAGCATTGACACTTTTACTGCTTACAAAAATTACATTAGGAGCAAACCTTGGGCTGCATCTAATTATCTACGTGACCCATCCAGAAAACCAGATTGGATCTAATTATGGCAATTAATGATGACATCAAAATCACTATCAACCTTAATGAGTTGGTAGAAGAAAGAACAAAACTCCAAAGTCAATATGGAGATTACTCAGATAAAGTAGTTAAAGGTGAATACTTAGATGGAGCTGACATTGATCGCATTGCAACTGGGTTAAGAGATACTTTAACTTGGGATACTCTTTATCAAATGGTTGATGAGGCAGTTTTAGAATACTTGGGTATCAAAGAGAATCATTATGGTGAGAGAACTATTGAAACCATTGAACTAACAATGGAGAAGGAACGGAAAGAAAGAGAGAAGGAGTTTAAGAAGAACTTTGATATGGTTAAATTAGAATCATCTTCTTGGACTATTGATGTGCCAGTGAGGAAGAAATGAGAATGAACAATGAAACTAAATTAGTTTTTGCTCTAGAACACACTGCTCATCTATCAGATTTGATAGAGGGTAATGAGTATGAACATCATTTAAGAGATGCATTAAGTACTCTTGACTTAGAGTTTAAAAGACAGTTAGAATTAGAAAAAGATCGTAAAGCAAACATTAAATGATTAAATAATTACTCAAAGGCAAACTAATGACCAACCCATATCCCAAACCACGATGGGATCTTGAAAATGATGTACTTCGACTGGAACAAATGATTATCCTCTACGAACAAGAAATCGCAGAACTGAAAACTGAAAAGGAAGAATTAAAGAAAGAAGTAACTCTTCTTAAAAGAAAATTAAGTTACTATAAATCAATTGCTTATTTTGAAGAGGAGGTGGAAGAATGAGTGGAGATCCATCACTAAAAGAACCTCTTATTTTTTATAGTGAAGAGATGACTGATACGAAAATCTCGCTTTTAGAACATCATGGAATTGAGTTAAGGATAAGAAAGAATAAATATTACTATAATAGTGCCGACAATAATGAAGACCTTTAAGGAATTTCTTAACGAAAGTAGTCTAAGTCGTATTAAATCTAAGTCAGATAAAGGAGGGATGGCAATCATCTCTGGAAGTCGTGGTGACAAATCTAAGAAAGAAAATAAAGCAAGAGCAAAACAATTAGATCGTGATATAAAAGGTAAGGGTTTACCTGGTGCTACTAAGGTTTCTGGAAGATGGGATGAAACAGATGATGATACTGGTAAAACCACAAAGGTTAAAGAACGTAGTCACGTTGTCACTTCTGGTAAAAAAAGTAAAAGGAAGTTTAAGAAAGCTATAAAAGCACTAGGTAAGAAGTATGGTCAGGATGCAGTATTGACACAAACCAAAAAGACTGGTACAGTATCAGCAACCCGAAAGGGTGGACTCGGTAAATCAGCAGGTAAACCTGTTAAAAGATTTGCCGCAGGAACAATGAAACCTGGTAGATCTTCACCAGAAGGTGATAGCAAAATAAAAGGAAAGACTTTTACTTACGGGTAACATGATACAGTTTAATATAGATCCAGAAGCACCTGACGATGTTTCAGGAGAAAACATTCCTTATGATGATTGGTTCCACAACCCCCTTGATGATATGCCTATTGCAACTGACAACCCAAGACCTGAGGAAGAGATTGCTGATGTTTATGCATCACGTCACGAATCAACACCTGACTTTGAAAAGGATGCAGAAGAAATTGTAACCATGCACGAGAAAGCATATAGGTTAGCAAGATCCAAGTACAATCCATTTGCTATAGGGGGATCTGAAAGTATCCACGATTTTGAAGGAGGTTCTGAAAATGGTCAAAAACTATGATGACTCTAAGTGGAGAGAAGAATACAAGAACTATACTTCTAGTAGGTATGAGTTAGATCTCCTTGAGAATGGACCAAAGAGTCTTTCCCAGTCATGGATGATGGGTGCATTGCATAACAAGTGGAAAAAGATGAAGGGTTATAAAGATCCTGAACCACCTGATGTATCCTCATCTATGAGTGAGTTTTTTGATAAGCAGAAGACAATTAAATAAGTGTCCACTAGGGGTCGAACAGACCCCTTTTTGATGTATTATAGGTATATCGAAAACAAATTACATCATGACCTTTGAAGTTAAAATGACAAAAGACGAAATCATTGAAGGTTTGAGAGCAACATATGGTAAAGAGTTCACTGCTGCTGATGTTCGTGGATTCTGTGCTGCCAATGACATTGCTTATCAGACCGTTACCAAAAAACTTAAACAATTTAATGTTGGAAGAGGTAAGTGGAACTTGGAAGTTACTGTAAAGGCAGTCGAAAATATTGAAAAGTCTTTCAGTGCTCCTGCTGTTGAACCTACAGTTACCCAAGACTTAGTTCCATCAACAGATGATACATTTGTTAAGTTTGGTCCTTTCAATGATGTAAAGAAAGTAATACAGTCTAAACAATTTTATCCTACATTCATTACTGGACTCTCAGGTAATGGTAAGACATTTGGTGTAGAGCAAGCATGTGCTCAACTCAAGAGAGAACTTATACGTGTAAACATTACTATTGAAACTGATGAAGACGATCTTATTGGTGGGTTTCGCCTTGTTGATGGGGCAACAGTTTGGCATAACGGACCTGTCATTGAAGCACTTGAACGAGGAGCAATCTTGTTACTCGATGAGATTGACTTGGCTAGTAACAAAATCTTATGCCTCCAACCCATACTTGAAGGTAAAGGGTTGTTCCTCAAAAAAATCGGTAGGTTTGTCAGACCTGCGGTAGGATTCAATGTAGTTGCTACTGCTAACACAAAGGGTAAAGGATCCGATGATGGTAGATTCATTGGAACTAATGTACTTAATGAAGCATTCCTTGAAAGATTCCCTGTAACTTTTGAGCAAGAGTATCCACCTATATCTGTAGAAAAGAAAATCCTTGGTGGTGTTGCTTCACAGTTAGGTGTTACTGATACTGACTTCCTTGCACGACTTGTAGATTGGGGTGACATCATCCGTAAAACATTCTATGATGGTGGTATTGAAGAGATCATCAGTACTCGTAGATTGGTTCACATTGTTCGTGCTTACAGCATCTTTAATGATAAGATGAAAGCAATTCAAGTTTGTGTGAACAGATTTGATGATGAAACAAAGCAAGCATTCCTTGAACTATATGATAAGGTAGATGCTGATGTAGATCTTGACAAGTTGGAGGACTAGATGTATGATTAATGCATGGAGCTTACTTTATGAGGAACTTAATGGTACTATGGACAAAACATACCCAGTTGAGAATAACGAATTGAATGGTGAAGATATAGTAATTAATACAGGAACTGGGAACACTATTTTTAATGTTCCCAGTGATGTTAATGATTTGGATGATGATATAGAACACTCTGATGCATGGTATGATTACACTCGTAATGATCCTGACAGAGAAAACCCTTTCACTGATCCAACTACTATCGCATCTCTATCCAACCATGATACAGATGATGCTGTTATTATAACAGGTGGTGATACTCTAGACTTTGGGGATTATACAACTGGAATTGCTGATACTCTGAATATTAGTATGCCAGACGGTTATCCCTCAGAATTTACTGCACTTTCTGATAATGATGATGCAATATCACATCTTATCGATACACCAGTTTCTTCAGGAATAGAAGATAATAGTACTAGAAAATATAAAGAAGATGAGTCTATCGAAGCTCTTAAGAATTATATTTCTACCACTTATGGTGGACACTATACTTCTGAGCAAAACAATGTCCAGACACTTGACCTTATAGAATCTGTTGGTGATGCTGAATCCTTCTGCCGTTCTAACGCAATCAAGTATCTAAGTCGTTACGATAAGAAGGGACAAGCAAAACGTGATATACTAAAAGCACTACACTATTCACTCCTACTATACCATTTCAGTGGGCAACTCAATGAAACTCCGACCCGTGGTTATGAAACTTTCTGATTCAACTCTTTCACTTCTAAAAAACTTTTCGACTATCAATCAGTCAATTCTTTTTAAGCAAGGAACAAGACTTCGCACTATCTCAGTGATGAAAAATATTCTTGCAGAAGCAACTATTGCTGAAGAATTTCCAAAAGATTTTGGTATCTATGATCTTAATCAATATCTTAATGGATTAGCACTTCATAATAATCCCGAACTTAATTTTGAGGCTGATAATTATGTGGTTATTAAAGAGGGAAGATCTAGATCTAAGTATTTCTTTGCTGATCCAAGTGTAATTATCACACCACCAGAGAAGTCAATTGAATTGCCTAGTGAGGATGTTACTTTTGATTTAAGCACAGATCAATTAGATAAGTTGCTTAAAGCAGCAGCGATATATCAACTTCCTGATTTAGCTGTTGTAGGTGGTAATGGTGTTGTTAAGGTTGTCGTCAGAGATAAAAAGAATGACACTTCAAATGATTTTGCTATTACTGTAGGGGAAACAGATGCAACCTTCTCCTTTAATTTTAAAGTAGAAAATATTAAGATTCTACCAGGCACTTATAGTGTAGTAGTTTCTCAGAAGTTGCTTTCACGTTTTACAAATAAGAATCAAGATCTTGTATATTACATTGCACTTGAACCAGATTCTACATTTGAATAATGGTAGATCATAATTACAAGAACCCTTCTAAGATACAAGATCTTGGACATGTAGAGGCACAAGTCACTAAGGGTAAAAAGTATTATGATAAGGATGGGTGGGAAATATCTCCACCCATAAGTGATAGAGAATGTATCTATCGTTGTTTAGAAAATTGTCAAGAACTTGCTGGTCTTGATAGGAAACAGGTTAGTAGATTGATGGATGATTTTAAGACCAAGAAAACTGAATTTGTACGCAACGAAGAGTACCCTGTATTATGAGCAAAGAAATTCCTACCAAGGATTATATGCAAGACGGATGGGATTCTGGTCCCATTGGTTGCCATCCATATAAACGTGGAAGTAGGCATAATAAAATTGGTATGTGGATTATGTGGATTTTCTATGGTATAATTACTGTACAAATTGTTCATCTTCTCACAGTACTTCCTTGGATTTTTCCTGCACTAATGGGTACTGGATTAGTATTAGCAGGTTATGTTGTTATTAGGGTAAATTATGACTGATGAATCAAAACCCCTTATTGTAGAGGGTGAAGAAGTTGGTGAATACAGTGACAACCATTTTTATTTTGGTAAATGGTGTATGGCAACTGTAGAGTTGTGGGAGTCTCCCAAAGAATTTGATGCTTATCAATACGATTGGGAAGTCTTTAAAGAGTTTTATAAACCAGATAATGAGGATTATAAGTATGTTGATTGTGAGGATGAAGAGTTCACACCAGGAATGAATGGTATTGATACTATTGATCTTGAGAAATGGTTATTAGAGTTTTGTGAAAAGACTGATTGGATTAAAGATGAGTTCTATTTTATAGTTCATTGGAGAAGATATGCGAGTTATACTAGAGAAGTATATGAAGATGGTGAGGAAGAGTGGTGTTTAGAGGATATGGGTGAATCTAGCCCTGACAGATATTATTATAAAGATGGTAAAATAGAAGGTCATTGGGACACACCTATGGAGGAAGAGGAATGAAACTAACTCAGGAAGTCATTGATCAAATTCAAGAAGCAATGTTACACACTAAAATGAATGGTGATGTAAATTGGCAAGATGGAGATGAGATTGATGTGTGTCTTGGTGGCACATTTGCAGGTGATAAATTCATTAGCATAATAAACAGAACACGCAGTAACACTACTAAACGATGAGAGATGAATTTCTCTGGGTTGAAAAATATCGACCTAAAACAATTGAAGAATGTATTTTACCAGAGCAAACCAAGAAGACCTTTCTTGATTTCCTAGATAAAGGTGAAGTGCCAAACTTATTACTTTCTGGTCCTGCTGGATGTGGAAAGACAACAGTTGCCAAGGCACTTTGTGTAGAATTGGGGGTTGATGTTTATGTCATTAATGGCTCGGATGAAGGCAGGTTTCTTGACACTGTTAGGAATAATGCCAAGAACTTTGCGTCTACGGTATCTCTCAGCAGTGAGTCGAAACACAAAGTTATCATCATCGATGAAGCAGACAATACCACTCCCGACGTACAACTCCTTCTTAGAGCGAGTATTGAGGAGTTCTCCAAAAACTGTAGATTCATTTTCACTT